TCAGGTTCGCCTTCGTGACCGTCGGGGTCGGGTCGATGTCGTCGATGAGGCCCTTGAGGAACTCGTCGTTCGCGTACAGTGTGGCCAGGGCATCAGCGAGGTCAGTGAACGTCTGCGGACCGTAGTCCGGTGCTTCAGGCTCTACGAGAGGCATTACCAGGCTCCATGTTCTGCGAGTACGTCACTCCACGTGTCGTGGAATGCCCACACCCTGTTCCATCCCTGAGGGTGCGCTGCGGTCACGCTACCGAGGTCGGTGCGTGCTGGGTTGCCAGGAGCGACACTGATGCCCTTGACGCCTACAATGGCGCTCATGAGCCCTGTCGTGACCAGGTCCAGCCGCTGGTCGGCCCTGGCCGTCAGGTGAGGCGTGATGCCTGCCCCTGTGGTGATGCTGTAGTCCGTACCGTCGAAGCTCGTCTTTGAGCTGACTTCGCCGAAGTGCAGCAAGCCCCACTTTACCTCCTGGGGACCGACCGGGTAAAATTCGCCCCGGTACGGGCTAGCAATGTCCTCGTCGCTAGCGATCCACGTGTCGTAGTCCGACTGGATCATGCCGTTGACGAACCGCCAGCGGGGAGCCGAGACCAGCCCCAGGTCGGCCACCATAGGCGACCAGGAGAACAGGCTGGAGCCAGGGTTCAGCTGGATGTCAGTGACCTTGGCACTGGACCCCGTGGTGATCTTCACGGCCACACCGAGAACCGGCTTGCTGGGCTTCAGCTGACCGAAGGTGCGGACGAAGCTCATGACACGACCCCCGTGGTCCAGGGCATCTCGCTGATCGCAGGCACCCAGCTCGTCGCCGTGGTACCAGGCTGGAGCAGCAGATCGGTCACCTCCACGGCAGGATCAGTCGTGGTCACCTTCACGTGGATGGTGAGGGTCTGCTTGTAGTTCGCAGGGTTCGCGATCTGCACTCGACGAATCATCACAGCTCCAGGATCTGGGTCTCGGTGGTGCCATCGGTGTACTGGAAGGTGACCTCGATCTGCACCGATGCCTCGGTGGCTGCGTCGACCTGTGCGGAGAAGATGAAGCTGTCCCGGTTGTCGCTGGTGACGGTCTGCTGGAGGGTTCCGCCGCCTGCCCCGAACGCGAAGCTGTACCGACCGGTTGCTCCACCCTCCACGACGCTGACTCCCGTGCCTGCCCAGTGAGCCATCCCGTTGTCCCCACGGCTGTTCAGCAGAAGGTTGAACGGGTAGATGTCACGAGTGTCGATCGTCTGCCCCGTGGTCAGTGCCCCAGGGTCGCTGGACTCGTCGCTCGAGGCCAGGCTGCGGAGCTTGTTCGCCAGGGTGATCGTGCTGTTGCGGAGGTCCACGTAGTCGATCTCGAGCTGCACTACGCGGGACTTGACCGACTGTGCGTAGTCCTCGTCCATGACGAACACCACGTCGAGAACCTCGAACCGGTCGATCTCGTCTACGCGGTCGACCAGACCGGCCACCTTGTACTCGTAGCTGATGTTCGGCTTAGCCCGCTGCGCGATGAACGCGGTCAGGAACCTCATCATGGCCTGCGGGGTCATACCCGACTTGAAGTCGTAGGTGCTCTCGCGAACCTCAGTGGTCCACGTGAAGTCCTCCACGTAGGGGACACCCTCGTTGGCAGGGGCGATGGTCAGGCCGTCGGCGTTCACACCGTAGATGCGGGTGACCAGGCTGGTCGTGTCCTCCCGCTTGCTGGCCGACGTGATGCCCTTGACGTAGTCGAAGTAAGTGCCCCGGTCACGGCCACCCTGATCCAGCAGATGGACGAACTTGTTCTTGTCGTCGAAGACCAGGTCACCCCCGTAGATCTTGGCGATCTGCTGGAGGGTGCTGAGCACGGTGCCCTTCTCGCTCTCCCAGCCGAGGACACCTTCAGGGTCGATCTGACCGACGTACCAGTCGGTGCCAGCCAGGACGCTGGAGATCGCGTCGAAGGCACTCACGTTCCAGGTCTGTGCCGGGATGTCGCCTGCGTACAGGAGGTCGTACCAGATGCGCTCTGCGTAGACCTCAGTAGTAGCCTTGCCTCGCTCCTTGGTGGTCGTGACTGCTCGGGCCACATACCGACGGCCCTTGAACAGGATGGGCATCTCTGCCTCAATCAGTGTGGCCTTGGGATCGGCCCACGACACAGCGAACGTGAGGGTGCTCTCGTTGGAGCTGTTGTCGAAGGTCTTGCACTTCAGGAGCTTGTCCTGGAAGAAGACCCCTCCCCCGCTGGGGATGGCCAGCAGCGGGTCGAGGGAGAACGGCTCGACCGGGAGGGTGCTGGGCAGGGGAGGGGTCGCCGGGGGAGCCGTGCTGAGGAGGATCTCGTCGACGTAGCTGTCGAGCGCTGCGAGGGTGACCTCGTACTGGATCCATGCTGCATTCGGCTCGGTCGTGATGTCGGACGCAGGCTTCCACGCCGACCAGGCTGTCAGGTTGTTGCTCGTACGGTAGCGGACGGTTGCACCCAGCCCGTTGACGCCGAGCTGGGGGATGTCGGTGCCCCATGCTGCGGGCATGGCACGCGACTGCAAGACGACCGGGAGGGTCGCCGTGGGGCGAACGCTGGCACGGCCGGAGATCGTGGTGGTGTCGGTACCCGTGGCCTCCAGAGCACCGTTGGCGAGACGGTTCCGGAGAGCCCACTGGCCTGCGTTGCCGGAGAACGGCGAGACGACCACGACTTCGTCCAGGATGCCCTGCGTGTAGAAGCCTGCCGGACCGAAGCCAGCGACCAGGTCCGCCGTGCAAGCGTTGTTCAGGCTGGCCACACCAGAGGCGGATGCCATGCTGCCGTCGCTGAGCTTGACCGCGTAGACCGACCACGTGCCGAGCGTGACGTCCATGACCGCACCGATCCAGAACCACTCGTTCGGGGTGATCTGGAAGCCGGAGAGGTAGCTGTTGACAACCTCAGCGCCTGCGTTGTTGTAGAAGCGGTAGTTGACCAGGTCGTTGGGACCGGCGGAGTGGTTGACGGTCAGGTGGAACAGCGGAGCCTCGGCACCCCCACGGGTCGAGACCACGGGGGACCACTGCTCAGTGTTCTTGCCGTTGTACCAGGCACCGACCATGACCGAGCCAGAGGTCGGCCAGAGCGCTCCCTCGTTCTCGACGTGGACGTACGACTGCTCGGAGACCCCGAGGTTGTTGATCCGCAGGCCAGTGCCCCAGCGGTCAGCCACGGCGACAGCCGACGTGCCTCCGTACTTGATGACGGTCGCAGCACGGTCCTTGCCGGATGCGTCAGGCGTGGGTCGGTCGATCTCAGAGCCGACGAACGAGTCCATCCGGAGCAGCACCTGAGTGACTGCATCCGGATCCCATTCGCCAGTCCAGTCACCCCGACTGGTGGCGCGAGAGTACTCAGCCATCAGATTCTCCTCGAGGGTACGGTGCCCTTGATCTCGGTGAAGGTGCCACCGGAGATGCTCACGGGCAGGGACAGTGCGACACCCTCGAGGCGCTCGAAGGTGATGAAGCGGTCGGCCACGTTACGGACACGTGCCCCGGTCGCTGTGGTCTTGATGTAGAAGTCCATGGCCTCGAAGTCGAGCACCAGGGTCTGTGCTGCGGTCAGCGGTCCAGATACCTCAACCGGCCCGACTGCCAGGGTCTGCGCGGCCGACAAAACTCCGCGGAACTCAAGCACGGGGTAAAACGTGGTGTTGCCGCTGCCGACCAGGTCCATCTCCCCGTCGCCTGAGAGGACCACTGGCTCGCCAACAGCGTACCCGTAGGGGTTGGGCGTGGTTACGGTTGCGCTGCCGACCAGGCGGCAGACCCCGTCCTGGGCGAACCAGATGACCTTGTCCCTCTCCCACTTGATGGGCGCTCCAAGGACACCCTGCCAGATGAACGGGTCCATGGCGTTCGGGGTGAAGTCCTGCGGGCCACCCTGGAGCAGCGGGTTCAGCTGAGCCGAGATGAGGTTGGCCGTGGCCAGCACGTCTGCCACGTCGGTGCCAGTCAGCTCGAGGTTGAACACCCATTCCGTCTCCGTCATACGGGCACGGTAGAACAGGCTTCCGTCGCCTGCGGGCAGGCTGTCCAGCTGAAGCTCGACCGGGAGCATGGGCCACTCGGTCAGGATGGCCTTGAAGCCGTCGATGTCGTTGGTGTCGAAGGTGCCGAGTTTGAAGCTCATGCGAGGACTCCCTGTGCTCGGAGCTCACGGGTCATGTCCGTCTTGAGCTGGGTGGAAAGGGTACGGATGTCGCGGTCGTCGCGGACGCTCATCTCGGCCACACTGACCAGAGGGCCGCTGATGATGACCGTCTGGGTGCCTGCTGCCGCGTTCGGTGTGGCCGTGTAGCTCGCCGGAACCGCGCTCATGGACGAGGAGGTCAGGCTGTGCGCCACGGAGGACTTGATCGAGAGCGGGGTCAGGGTGGCCTCGGTCATGATCTTCTTGTTCATGTCGTCGATGGGCTTGAGGGCTGCGTCCTCGTTCTCCACGACACCGACCCCGACACCGGCCGGAAGCTGCACACCGACCTCCTTCTGCATCCGCCTCGAGGGCGACTTGATGCCGAAGAAGTCCTTGATGCCGCCCATCACCTGATTGACGAACCCGCCGATCTTGCCCATCAGCCAGCCCGCAGCATCCGAGATGCCTCGCCAGAGGCCCTGGATCAGCTGGAGGCCGACCCGTGCGAGCTGGGGCACTGCACCCAGGATGGCACCGATGATGCCACCGATGATCTGAGGGATGGCTCCCACGATGGTGCCGATGATCTGGGGCAGGGCACCGATCAGCGACGTGATGAGCTTGATGCCAGCGTTGATCAGCATCGGGATGTTGTTCAGGATGGCCGAGATCAGCGAGGTGATGATCTTGGGGATCGCACCGACGATGGCCGTGATGATGGCAGGCAGGTTCTGCACCAGGCTCACGATGAGCTTGATGCCTGCGTCGATGAGGAGCGGGATGGCACCCAGCACCGCGTTGATGATAGCGTCGATCAGCGTCGGGAGCACCGCGACCACCTGAGTGATGATCGTGGGCATGGCCTGGATGATGCCATTGAAGAGCTGTACCGCTGCGTCCAGCAGCATCGGCACACCGGTCACGATGAAGTTCACGATGGCACTGATGATGGTCGGGAGCATGGCCACAAGCTGAGGGATGGCCGTGAGGATGCCCTGCATCAGACCCTGGAGGAGCTGGATGCCTGCGTCGAGCAGCATGGGCAGAGCGCCGATCAGGGCACCGATCATGCTGATGACCCCGTTGACCAGCAGCGGGATCAGGGTCGGGAGCGCCTGCCCGATGCCCGTGGCCAGTGCGACGATCGCCTGCACGCCTGCGGTGATCAGCTGAGGACCCAGCTCCGCCAGCGTCTGCACGAGCTGGATGAGGCCAGGCACGAGCGCGGTGATGAGACTGGGGAGAGCCGTGGTGATGCCGGTCAGCAGGCCACCGATGAGGGCGACGCCTGCGTCCAGCATGGCAGGGATGGCCGAGGCGATAGCACCTACCAGCGACCCCATCATCTCGCCGAGCTTGGGACCGAGCGTGGCGATGTTGGCACCGATGTTCTCGATGACGGGGGTGACGTTGGTGATGACCAGCTCCAGCGAGTCGATCACGTCGCCTGCCAGCTTAGCCACATCAGCGTCGGCGGAACCGAGGCCGATGAGCAGGTTGTCGAAGGCACCCTTGAGCATGCCGACCGAGCCACTGATGGTCTCGGTGGCTTCCTTGGCGGTCGTGCCAGCGATGCCCATCTCGTCCTGGACGGTGTGGATCGCGGCGATGATCTTGTCGAACGAGACTTCGTCGAGGTTGGAGGCCGTAGCCTCGAAGCTGTCGCCCATGACCCCGGAGTCGTTGACCAGGCGGGCCATCTCCTCACGGGTTCCACCGTAGCCGAGCTTCAGGTTGTCGAGCATCGTGAAGTTCTGCTTCGCGAAGCCCTGGTAAGCGTTCTGGATGTCGCCGATGTTGCTGCCGAACTTGTTGGCGTTGTCGCTCATGTCGACCATCGCCGTGTTGGCCACATCAGCAGCGGCCTCGGTGTCTCCACCCAGACCCTGGAGGAGCGCTGCGGAGAAGCTCGTGACCTGCGACATGTACTCGTTGGCGCTCAGGCCAGCGGTCTTGTAGGCGTCAGCTGCGTACTGCTGCATCTTGCCAGCGGAGCTCTTGAACATCGTCTCGATACCGCCGACGTTCTGCTCGTACGCTGCGTACGCGTTGACCACGCCGACGGTGAGCGCTCCACCAGCGGCGACGGCCGCAGTGGCGAACCCAGCCAGGGCCACACCAGCACCCTTGAGTCCGCCACTGACCATGCCACCCAGCTTGGAGTCGGCCTTGCCAGCTTCGTCACCGACACCGGCGAGTCCCTTCTGGACATCGCTGGCTCCGTCAAGCGAGAGCTTGATCCGGACGTCGTTATCAGCTGCCATTGTCGTCTCCTTTCTAGCTGAGGTTTACTCGGGGGTCGGGAGCCGTTCACCCTGGCCCTGTGAGAGCCAGTAGATGCCCATCCCGGGGTCAGGGCCGGAGCCCTTCATGTGGGAGTCGATGGCACCCTTGTTCTGGTTCCTCCACATCTCCTGCCCGTGTGCGATGGCCTGCATCGCGGGGCAGTCGAGGCTCCAGGCAGTGTAGTCTTCGACTGTCTCTTCCCGACCGAGTCTTGAGTTGTGAAGGTGCTGCGAAAGCGGCCTGCCGCATCCGGGGCACTTGGTCTCCTTGAGTGACTTCCACTGCGAGACGACCTCGAGGTCTATCTCTGTCCAGGTGTCGGGCCGGTCCTCGTCAAGGAGGCGAACCGGGGACCGTCCCGACACCAGGGCCATGTCCAGCAGGAGTGCTAGACGCGGCCCGATTTCGTAGGGCGGATCGTGACATCGCCCGACGAGTTCTGCCAGCTCATGAACGCGTTGACGAGCTGGTGGAGCTGTGCGCCACCTACGATGGCCTGCGGGCCACCCTTGGAGGATACAGAAGCACCGGTCGTGACCAGCGGCTCGGGCTTGATCCACTCGTCGTCGTGGGTCTCGTCCCAGTCATCCGGCTTGACGGGGTCCTGGCCGTAGAGGCCCAGGAACACCTTCGGGAGCACCTTCTCGTACTGCTCCAGCGGGGTGAGGTTGCTCTGCTTCATGAGCATGCTCCACTCCGCCAGCTCCAGCTTCGAGTACTGCACCCAGATGAGGCGCTGCGGAGGCTTGAGGGCCTCCACCTTGTCCTCGAGCTGGGTGATGTTGTCACTGAGGAAACCCCCAGCGATGGTGCTCATGGCCTTCGCCTGGAGAAGCTCCTGCTTGGCTGCCTCGTACTCCGGGGAGTACTTGGCCCCGAGGTCGACCTCGAGGGTGAGCACGTCCTGACGACGCTCCTCGACTGCCTGCATGAGCTCTTCGTAGCTGCTGAATGACATTTCTGTATCCTCCTTGGATGTGGCCGGGGCTTACGCAGCCGCGATGGCGACCGGCTTCTGGGAACGGGCCAGCACAGTCACGTGTGCCGTGATCGCGACGAACGTGTTGTTCGCCTCCGCGGGATCGATCGAGGTGATGATGACCTTCCAGACCCAGACGAACTGACCCGTGGTCGGGGCAGTCTCGTGGGCCAGGCCATCGCGACGCCAGATGTACACGACATCGCCGATGTTGAGACCGTTGATGAGGTCCTCGTCATCCTGGCCCGTGGCCTTGATGAGAAGGTCGTCGATGCTGTGCGTCGTGCTGCCGGGGAGCTGCTCGCTGGCCGGGTCGCAGAGCCAGTCGATCGACTCGCTGTCGGTGCTGGACGTGCCGTTCATGGTCGTGATCGAGCAGTCCAGGCCGATGCCTGCGTCGATCTCGGCCAGCTTCGGCGAGTTGATGTCGATGATGGCCGGAGCCACACCGACCGCGACGTTGCCCCGGCTGATCTGCGTGGCCGGGTTCCACTGAGTGAGAGGCATATCCTCTTCCTTCCTTACTTGGAGTCCTCGGTACCCGGCTGGGTCCGCGGTGCCGGGGTCGACTTCTCGACGACCTCGGAGATGGGCTCGGGCATGCGGGGCACGTAGGTGCGCACCGACTCCCCGACCTTCAGGTCTCGCACCTTACGGTGGAGCTTCGGGTTGTAGTTCTGGTCGGAGAGGGCGAAGTGGATGCCGCTCTCCTTGAGCTCCACGACGATGCCGTGGGAGCTGGGCTTGATGTCGCTCATGAGATTCCTCCTGTAGTGAGCTGGATGGTCACCTGGGACTCGTAGTGACCCTCGACTGCGGCTCCTACGTATCCCATGCTGGTGTCGAGGGTGGATCCCGCGACCCGCTTACCCTGGGCGGCAATGACGACGTCCTTGGCAAGATTGAAGCTGGCCTCGACACTCCCGCCTGCTGCGTAGAGCGCGAACTGATTGTCCCAGTCCAGGGCCGACCCGTTCAGGGCTACGTTCTCGTGATCGATGATCAGAGGCCGGTTCACCACGTAGGGAACCTTCGCATTCGTCGGCGCGTACCCGTCATACACGGTGACGCCTGCTGCCCGAACCACGTCGCTGATGTCGCTCATGCTGACCATGATCAAATCCCCAGACTGTCCGGGTCGAAGCCCATGTCGGCGACCTGACTGCGGAGGAGGCGTGCTGCGGTGAGGTCGAAGGGCCGTGCTGCCACGCGGGAGGTTCCCCGAGCCACATAGACCGCGTAGTTGACGGTCGGGCCGATGAGGTAGGTGTCCTTGCCTGCGGTCTCGGCCGTGGTGCTGTTCAGCATCGTGCCAGTGTCCACAGCGTGGACGTTCTGGATTTCCTTCTTCATGATGCCGACGCCGACCTGGGCGAGACGGCGAAGCTCGGTGCTGCCGACAGGCTTGCCGGAGGCCTTCGCGTAGCGGGTAGCGAGCTGGCCCATCGTGATGCTCATGCGAGTGCCTCCTTCCCTTCCTGGTTGACGACGGTCGCGTCGCTGGCCACACCCTTGCGGATCAGCGCCAGACCGTTCTGGCTGAACTTGTCGAGGAGGAGCACCTTGCCGACGAGGCTGGGCTCCTGGACGCAGGCGAGGACCTTGATGGCCTGCCCTGCGGAAATCTGAGTGCCCTGGCGGACCTTGACCGAGTACGTGTTCTCGACACGGGACTCTGCTGCGTTCGCCAGGGTGGTCGTCTGCACCAGGCCGGGGACAGGCTCGCCCACGGGGGTCAGACTGCGGGTGACGTTGTGACCCACGGTGACAGGCTCTCCCACGTCCATGATCTGGATGGTGTCCATGAGGACCAGCTCCAGCAGGCGGGAGGATTCAGCTAAGGTCTGTGTCGACATCGCCGTAACCATGACCGTATCCTTCCATGGGAGTCTTGCGGACGTGAGCCGTGTCGGGGATCGTGACCCGCTGGAGAACACCGTTCCCCGTGGCTCCGCAGATGACGCTCTGCGAGCGGTAGTAGGCTGCGAGGGCACGCCAGTCGGGAGCGTCAACTGCGACTGACGTACCCTCGCTGGAGGTCTGACGAACCACGGGCTGAGCCATCAGGAATCCGATCAGCGTGAGTGCTGCGAAGTAGACGTCATACGTCACCTCGTAGCCCTCTTCGCCCGGCCAGATGCCGAAGCTGTCGGGGACCTGTGCGCCAGTGAGAGCCGCCTGCTTCTGCGTCTCCGTCAGGAGCGCGAAGCCGGGAAGGTTCTGCAGCAGCGCGTTCAGCTCATCCATGGTTGTCATCTCTCCTTGATGTGGCCGGTTCAGTCGGTGTTCGACGTGAACTGCGACGCGAACTGGAAGCTCGGCATGTAGTACTGCTCCGCGTGGTCCTGGTGGTACGGAGTGGCGATCGGGTCGCCGGGGTGCCAGAGCTCGAAGCTGTACGCGTAGTTGCCCGTGGCCGGGACCGTGAGGTACTTCGCGACACCCTGCTGCTCGTCGTTGAAGGTGACACTGGACACGATGCTGCCAGCGCTGTTCCGGAGGTAGACGGTGACCGCGTAGGGCAGGTTCTGCCAGTGCGAGCAGAGACCCGTCCGGTTGAACTGACTGGTGACCCAGTTCAGTGTGATCTTGTTGGAACCGGCGACCATCTTGCGCCAGGTGTAGTAGTGCTTGATGGAACGAGCGTTCTCGTGAGCACCCCAACCCCCGTTCAAGACGACGTTTGCGATGAAGTTTGCCATGCTGGATTCCTTCTTTGTCTGACAAGAGGGGCAGAGCAGGACCCGCCTACCCTGCCCCTCTTGGAGTTGTCACTCGGACTGGTCGTCCGGTGCCTGCCCGCTGGCCTCGAGGACCTCGGGGGTCTCGACCTC